TTGTACATAAAGACCTCAATAAATTTGCAGAACTTACAGACATTATCATGGGACTGGTTAGGGCAGAGAAGGTTCAGTCAATTAAGATAGGAGGGAAACAAGGCTACATGATTAAAGCAGTAGTGGACGAAAACTGGGATGAAAGCCTTTTGGATTTAAGCTACTTGACAGAAGAGGAGCTAGACTAAATGATTACAAACTATATTAAGATTTTCCAGCAATGGATGAAGAAAAGGCAGAAACGGAGGAATGCTCTAGAGGAAGCGAAGGGATATGAATATGCCACCAAGCTCTACTGGGGCGGAACTCCAGAGCGCCTTATTGAGCAGGAAATCAGTGATAGGATTCTCTTCTCTGGGGGAACTGGATATTTTGAGAAGGGGATGCTAGGATTCTTGAGGAATGTGAAAGAAGCTGATCTTGTTTATCGAGTCGGAGATTAAGGATTAAGGAGTATGGCTATGAGTAAGATTGTAAGCAGTATCGTAGATCACCTGGAGTATAAGCCAATCTACATGGAGAATGAAAGGGGAGAAGTCCTCCTATCCTTTGCAGATGCCTATCACCTTCAGAATTTCGTAGCAGAGGTGAGAAAGCATGGCGTAGTCTATGGGATAGAGCTGAGTAAGCTGACGAAAGAGGCTCCACCTATGGATTCTATTTCAGTTGTTAGACATATGAGTAGGGGATAAAGAATGAAGGGTGATGACTTTGATAGCAAACGTCCTGACCATCCAGACTTCATGGATGCTTCAGAGTTAAAGAAACGAGAGTTCTGTGGCCTACGTCACAATAAGCTCTCTAATCAAATGGAGATATGGAAGCTGGGGGAGGTTGCCAAGGTAATTCCTCAAGCTCTTATGGACCGGGCGGTAGATAGGAATGCTGTTATCGCTATGGCCCTGGAGGATGTCTTTGGAATCTGGGATGTAGCAATTGAGGGTATGGAGATTAAGGAGGAGAGAGACGAGAGTAAGGAATCAAAGAATGTCATCATTGGACTAGATGGAAAGACTTTTCACTAGGAGACTCAGGTATGTTAAAAATCGAAGGCAAGAAAACCTTTGCCTATTGTGATATACAGGATTGCGCCGAGTTCGTAGGGATAGGGGGAGGGAGTCCCATTGGAGCAGAAAGGCTAAGACGACTAGGATGGTATATTAAAAGAGTAAGCCGCAAGAGGAGGGTTTGTCTTTGCCCGATGCATGGCAGACCCCTTTACGAAATTGTATGGCAGAAGCAACGGGACGCCAGGTCTGTGTTAAAGAGAGAAGGAGAGTTTCATGAGATATCTTAGTAGAAAAGAGCAGGTAGCAGCTCTTAATAGAGTTCTAGGAAAGATGAGAAAAGCCAGGCCTGGAGAAATTATTGGCCTTACAGAGAGGGAAATGCAGGCCTGGAAAGATAAGATTCCCCTTTACGAATCCCCTGTTGATCTGAACGTTGTAAACCCGATAGGCCAGTCTCCTTTGGCTACTAGCATGGCAACGCCAGAACCGGAGAAAGAAGTGGCGGAGAGGGGAAAGCTGATACGTCTCTTCCGCAGAACTGTGCATGATCCCAATCTTTGGACAGCTGGGAAATGGGAGAGGGATACGCCAGAGTACAGAGCAGCCCTGCAAAAGGTGGTGGTGGAGTATAACTCTGATACCGATATGTCCACCAGATGGATTTATTCAATTGACGAAAGGGAAATGTAAGATGACGAAAACTATTAAGCAACGCGTAGAGGCTATCATGGAAGCTGCGGTAGGCAGGGATCTTTCCTCTAAGGAAAGACATGAGTTTCTACCCTCGATAGCTAATTACCAGCGACCCCTAAGTCCCAAGCAGGAAACCTGGTTGCTAAGTATTGAGGCCAGATTGGGACTGGTAGCGGGGGAGGATGATGAGCTTCCTGAGGATGACGAGGAGGACGAAGCTACCTTGCAGTCAACGGATTCTTTTAACGGAGTGCCCTTCTAAATGAGCAACGGTAAAACAATTATCAAAGTATCCCTTGATTCACATGTAACCTTACGATATAGCTTACCAAAGGGGGCCAAATTTCTAAGCTGTCACCTACAACGAGATACACCCTGTCTATGGTTTATGGTGGATTATGCAGGGCCCAGAGATTGCGCATTTCCTGTAGAGTATGAACTTCGGGTATTCTCTACCTATATGACAGATTACCAATTCCCAGACAGGAAAAGAGAATTCCTAGGAACTATCCTGATGCATAATGGAACATTCGTTATCCACGTTTTTGAGGAGCTAGAAGGACTATGAGCAAAAAGATCAATCGTATCACAATTGACATTGAAACAACAGGGAAGAAACCTGGCTGTCATGTCCTTTCCATTGGAGCCGTTCATTTCGACCTAGAAAGTGGAGTATCCACTGATCCTTCCAAGCAATTCTACGAGGCTATCTTCTACGAGCAAAGGCTCAGTATTCACAATGACCCAGACACTATGTATTGGTGGAGGGACCCCAAGCATATAGCGGCTAGGGAAGCAGCCTTTGCCGGAACAGAACTCCCTCGTAAGGTCCTAGGAAGGTTTATCAATTTCCTGAATAAAGCTAAGGATAATGGAACTGAGAGGCAATTCTTCTCTAAGCACTCCCAGTTCGATTTTCCCATTCTTGAGGACTATGCAGATAGATTCTTCCTTGATTTGGGGATTAGTTATAAGGAGATCAATTGCTCTTACACATTAGCCAACCAGATTAAAAGAATCCCTGAGCCTACCTTCAAGGGCATCCGCCATCATGCACTTGACGATGCTATTCACGAAGCAGAGCATTGCGTGCAGCTTTTGAGATTTCTTAACTAACAAATAAGAGAGGTAAAGAGAATGATGCATAATACTCAAAGACAGGTTTTCCCTCCCACTCATATCCCTGCCCTGTTTGAGCAGGTGATACTTCTAAAGGATGGGATGAGAAGACCTATCCTTGCAGGGGAAACTGTCCTACTTAAGAACAGGGCAATTCTCCTGAGGCTTCTGGACCTGGTTAATGAGGAGACTTATGTAAGAGCTGGGAAAATAGCAGAAGATCAGGGGCGTTCCAAATCTACAATCTACAGACAATTTATAAAACTGCTAGAGGAAGGGGAGGTAGAGGCTGCACCTAGGGATAGATCAGCCCCGGTGTGGTATAGGAGGACTATGAGAGGTACAAGGAATCTCTTAGCAGAGAGAGATTCAAATCCGTTTTTTAATGTTGGAAAAGACGAGAAGGAGTAATTATTATGCGTACACTTGTGGATCATCAAGTTAATCCAGCCAATGATAAGCTCATTATTGAAGTTCTGGATGAGCCGGGACATGGAGGGGCTTGCCATTCCTACTACATAGGAGGATTTGATGTAAGCACTAACCCCAGCTCCCCTGGTGGAGATAACTATCTTTATATCCTCTTCCAAAACGGCCCCATCTCAGAGAATGGGGTAGGAGTTAATGGCATCACTCATGAAGTCCTCCTAGCTATTGTAGCTGATAGGCTGCGCAGCTTCCAGAAAGGTCCGTATAGTTGTAAAGCTAATGCCTGCGCACTCACGCACATTGAGGAAGCAATGCACTGGCTCCAGCAACGCACATTGGAAAGAATGCGTCGAGGAGTTGAAGGTACTCATACTGTTTAATAAGGATAATTAATATGTTTAAAATTGAACTTACGTGCAACTGTGGAGCGTCCTTTAAGACCAAGTTAGGTCCTGAAGAATACAGGGATTATAACTATGGCCTTCGTCAGCAAACAGACCGATGGCTGGAAGCTCATAATGCTCATGATCCCTATACTCCTGCCATTTCCTATCCGGTTAGCCCTACAGTAGATGAGCCGGAAATTAGTAATGATGAAATGGCTAGCATCCTGGATACGTAAATAAGTTTTAAAGAAGAAAGAAGAGAAAAGAAAAGCCCCCTCTCCGATGTTTTGGATTGGGGGCTTTTTCACGTCCGTCTTTCTTAATACATATTGTTAATCATAGCCAATGTAGGACTATCAGGAGCTAGGTAATTCCTTACAGTACTTTCCGCTGGTAGCATGGTCTGCCCAATTGCACTATTAACCACACTATTCCAGCCTGTGGGACTTCCTGTTCTCATGTACTCATTAGCCAGCTCACTTACCACGTCATCATTAAGCGTACCTCCTCTCATGTGACTGCGAAGCCTCATGGAAATCTGCGCTCTATTATCCCTATCGAAACTGCCATACATGCTATTCAAGTGCAGGGCATCCCTGGCTCTGGCTTCACTGATAGGTCTAGTACCTAAAGCCCTTGCTACAACACTGGGCCAAGTCCATATCTCAGCAGGTCCTGCGATTAGGTTTCCCCTTCCTGTAATAGATTGTCCACTCGCCAGTTCCGAAAGTCTAGCAATTGGACGAGAGATACTTTGGACTGAGAGAGCTTCCATAAGTCCCTGCCCTGCAGTTTGGTCTGAGGAATACAGGGCTTTGGCAACCCTTGACATTGCCTGCCAGGCTTGGGCAGTCAGGTTAACAGCAGGTATAGCATTAATCCCAAGAGTAGGATCAGGAATACGAGGTTGGATATCGCCTCGCGACGTGACAGCAGCTTGTCCAAAGGAACTAGGTAGTCCATAGATAATACTCTCCGCCAGTTTGGTAGGCAAAGCCCGGAAGGTTCCTGTAACTAAGTCCACATTCTGATCAGAGAAGTGTTCCCCAATGTGCTCACTTACAAGGTTGAAACCAGGAAGGCTCTTAGCTCCAAAAATCCCTCCTTGTACCAGCATCATCTTAGCAAGAGCTTTAAATTCTTGCTTCTCCAGATGTCGATACATACTCTGAGCCATGGTAAGCATGTAAGTCTGAAATAGTCCCATTGCCACACCAAAAGTCCCTTGGAACATAGTAGGTCTTTGTGATGCAGTATAGTTGCCGATGGTCCTGTCCATGAAGTCCCGAGCAAAGATCATCCTTCCACTATCAGACAGGGTTGGATAAGCCTCCTTGGATATATACCAGCCAGTTGAAAAGGACAAGTGCCGGACCATCTCTTCTGACTTCTTGGTTGCAGTACTTAGAAGCTCAGCTATGTTACTCCTAGCAGCGGACTCAATTTTACTAATAACTCCCGGTTCCAAACTCCTAGTAGTCTTAAAGAGTTCATCAACCTCTGATACTACCCCTTTGAAGAGGTTCTCATTCCTACCGAGCTGTGTAACTCTCTTACCCTCAGGAGTAAAGATAAATCTAAGACCATTGTACATAGTCTTAGATACCCCCAGTTGAGGATTACCTACCAGCTCAGCCCCAAGAAACTTCGCAGGTAGCTTGCTTGAAATCTCCGAGGTCATAAGAATAGGGAGAGAGATAGCATTCACGTAAGCCTGCCCCAGTTCCCCAACTTTCAGAAGAGCTGTAGCAGCCAAGGTATTCATTAGAACTGTAATACGCGGTGCAAGAGCCTCAGTCCTGACAGTCCTATCCGTGTGGAAAGCTTGACGTGCGGCAGCTTCCTCAAAGTCTTTAAAGATAAAAGGAATTCCCCGTCGTTGAAGCTCTTTCCCCAACTCATCATACTTCAAGTCAGAGAGAGTTTGACCCCTACCTATCTTACCCTTCACGGTATCGAGAACTGGTTCCATCACTTTCGCAATAGTTCCCAATCCTTTCTCCAGGATAGTCTCGTAAATCTGATTAGTCCCCTGCCACATGTAAATATCGTTGGCATTGTTCTTACCTAAGATAGTATTCATGAGAACCTTGGCAGCGTCCTTGGGCTGCTTAGTGAACCTATTAACAGGCATATCTTTGAACGGAGCCTGAGTAATCTTACTTACTGTTCTAAGATGATCCATCACGTCAGACAGTTGCAGCTCTACCATTGATCCTATATTGTAACGGAGCTGATTCTCAATAGCATTAACTGCATCTACAAGGGCTTCAGCTGAGGTAGAGATACGAGCTTCAGCACTTGCCCCTCCATGTACCATACCTACATCTGCATTGCGCATAAACATAGGATCATGACGACCTTTCAGGATATTATACATCTCTTGCTCGGTACCATGCTGGATAATATCATGAGTAACTCCTACTTGAACACCGGTCTTGGTAGAGAAAGCCTTGATAGCATCTTGCAGGTCAGCCTCTGTTTTCCCATGAAGAAGCATGGTTTCCATGGTGTTCTTGTCAATCACATAAGCAATGAACTTATCCTTAGGATTGAAGGAGGGAATCCATAGCCCCCTATCTGCCAGCCTGCCGACTCCAGGAACTGAGCGAAGGGTATTGGCTTGGTGATAAAGCTCCCTACCAATGTTCTGGTGCCAGTCGAATAGCTCCCTTACTTCAGGGGTTTTAATCTCAAAATCTACCCCCTGATATTGAGCAGGCTTCATATTCCTTGCCATGATATCCTTGCCATTGGCGTCTTTACCGATAGCAACCATAGGAGTATCTTTATCCTGAACTAGAATCTTTCCATTCTTATATTCCAGGTATCCAGTCTCCTTGGCATAGACGTGCTTGGCAATGTTATACTCCACCCTACTTGCATCATCCTTGGCCACAACTGCAAGGGTATCCCTCACTGGAGCAAAAGCACGGGTTACTGACTGGAAGTGAAGCTCATTGATCTGCTTACCTAGGTTAGTTGCAATCCTTCCCAAGTCCTCCATATCCCTGAGAGCCATATCAGAAGAGGTAATAAACTTCGTACCCATCGCAGTGTTGACAGCTTTGGATAAGTTCTGACGCATGATATCTCGAAGATAGTTAAAATCACTGCCATTGAAGTAATCACTCCAAGCTGCAAAGTGGGGAGAGGTCTGCGCAGCTCCTGCAAAGATACCTGCCTTAATCTGATCCTCAGCCTGGTTCATAAGCTGTGCACCAATGTTAGCCCTCACTTGTGCATGAGGGACCTTCTTCATATTGGTTTTCAGGACAAGACTTCTATTCTCCAACTTGAGCGCATCAGGGATTACAGAAGCGTCAGCATAAAGCCTATAATCCATTGCAAGAATGTCATGGGTTGCACCTCCAGCTCCAATTGCCCGAACAGTATCCACGGGCATGTTAACATAAGTACTTACAACTTCAGGGGGAACCCCCTTGGCAAGCAGTTCCTCAGCTTTGAGAATCTTAGTATCTTGGAGAAGGGTATGAGCATCGGTAATGCTAATAGGCTTACCCGCATATTCCAGACTCACATCCGAAAGTTTGACAGTACCAGAGGGTCCCATTTCCTTTTGCATTCTAGCAAGGAACCCTTGCAAGCCTCCTAAATCTCCATTGCCAATCCTTACATTCTTCAGAGCCTCGGCTGGCAGCTCATCATAGTATCTTAATTGCTGAAGATAATGAGCATCTACATGAGCAGAGGTAGTCTTTTCCAGGCCCAGCCAGAACTCCTCGTTGGGGGACAGATGGGAGTTCTTAGGAACCTTGTTAAGGAGATTAGCCTCAGTGAACCCTGCATCTACGGCCTTACCATAGGCTTTCATATCCCCTGTTACTAGGAAAGCATCATGAGAAGGGCTATAGATAAGTCTTGAACTCTTTACAAAGTCCTCCCCTGCTGCTGTAGTTCCAGAAGTAATGAGGGGAATCTTCTCACCAGGAAGGATCGTTCCACCCAGGAGAGCCTCATTAGCAGGAGATGCCTTGGTAATATCTGCCGACTCTCCTGCCCTGTAGAAAGAGATGGAGTCAATGCCTGCAAATCTCGTAGGCTCCGCAACCATCTTATCAATAAGAATATTCTTATATCCCTGACGAGCCTCCAAAGGCAAGGCTGCCAGTTCTTTTTCAAAGCCGGGTGAGATCATCTTATCAAAGGTAAGGACAGACTCAGCTGCGCTATTAGCCATATTAATTTCAATAAGGGCTTTGGTCCGCTCATTTAAGTCAGGATTCTTAAGCATCTCCTTCCAGTTGTCAGCATTGTTAGCACGGACAGCCATCTGCTCAGAAAGATTCTGGGTAATCTCGAACTGTTTAGTTCCCTCCAGGGCAGTTTTAGCCGCAGCCATATCTACACCTTGCTTGGTATCCTTAATGGCACGAAACCCACCAATCAAATTACCCGCTGTAATAAGTGGGACTCCAATGAGCATGTTAATCCCCGCGTTCTTCCAGGGGTCCTTAACATAATCCTCCATGTAAGGGTGGGCATTCATGGTCATATAGAGTACACCCTCAAGAACTGCTGAATCAACTACAGCATTTCCTACTTGGGCAAATACATCATTACGGACTAGGCCATTGACTATATTACTTGCACCCTTAGAACCCTCATAGGCAGTCTTAATTCCTGCAAGTCTTTCGACTTGCCCTGCTGTAGAGAACCAGTTGGCTCCCTTAACTCCTGCTCTAAGAGCACCCATTCCCTTCAAGGCAGCTCCCGCAGGCAGCAGAACTCCTCCTACGAAGGATAAGGCTTTAACAACTCCCTCATTCTCATTGTAGATTGTAGCAAGGTTCTGATTCATCCCCTGAAGAACATCATGAGTGTCGTAGTTATACCTCTCAGGGGTAACGGAATTCCAGACTGTTACTCCGGTATCCACGATAGCAGCAGCTGGAACTCCCAGAAGAGTCTCCATCATGCTGGTTTCATTACCAAACTTCTGCAGAGCTACGTCACTCAGCTCTCCGGTGTACTCTTCTAGGCTCATCATTTTTCCTTCTATAGTTTACTGCAAAGATCCGAAAATATCAATGGGATTGGTCAGGTCCGCCCTTCCAGCTAGTCCAGCTTCCGACTCAGACCGGGTGTTAAAACGATCTGCTAGGAGGTAGGAGGTCATCTTAGCTTCAAGCATATCCTCTCGGGTGACTTGTCCGTACATTCCAGCATTTAAACTCTTGACATTACCTACTGCAATCTTTTTAAGCTCTTCGAATCTTGCAGCTTTCAGCTCCTTAGGAGCATTTCCCACATAAGCCTGAAACATCTCCTGCATGGAAACGCTCTTATTCTTCTCCAAAAGATCCTTAACCTCCGGGAGATCATAGAGAGAGACTCCGTTTACAGGCTTCCAGCTATTAACCTGACTGTAGAATCTTGCAGCCTTCTCCGCAGATTTAAGATAGATGGCAGTGCCCATTAGTTGAAGCTGCTGTTGATGCCTACCTTCCGCTGTCTTACTGGCTAGCATCCTAGTGCCTTTCTGCATTTTCCACTCCTCCCGCATTTTAGGAGTGCCATATTTCTGCATAGCATCATTGAGCATTGCTTCACCTGCAGGAGTTACCATAGTTCTAACTTGTTTCAAATCAGATAGGGTCTGTTCAGGCAAATCCCCTGTCAACTCCTGCTGCTTCTTCGCAATATAAGGGTCAGCCATTGTAGCACCCATTGCAGCAGCTTGATAGACAGAGAGATTATCCGGCATAGCCAAGAGCATCTGAGCCTCAAGCTTTGTAGCAGGAGTGGTCATTAGATTATAGGCAAGGTCTTTAATGCTTTCGGGATTTGTTGCAAGTTCTGGGTTCCTAGACTGAACAATCTCCATACCAATAGGAGTAAGGACACTAGCAGCTGCATCAACTTTTTCAGCTCTCTTCTCAGCCTGTAAGGCTGACTTCTGCTCCCCAGAAGCTTGTCTATTCATCATCTGCATAATCTGTTTCTGCTGCATACCGATGAAGTCAGTAATTTCCGTATTTCTTCTACGGAAAGTGGGATCCGCCATAGCCATCTCTTGTGTAACCCTTTCTACCTGGCTTTCAGAATATTGAAGCATCTGTCGGATTCGTAGAGTTGATTGACTATCTGTCCTATAGTATTTATAATTAGGATCAGCTTGGTCTGTTCTAATCCCTTCTGCAAGTTGTCCTCTCAGCTGTGTAATGCCCAGTTGTTGCTCTGCTTTAGCTCGGAAAGCAGTAAGAGATTGAGTTTGTTGCTCCACTTGATCAGCATGGAACTTACTTAGGAGTGCCTCCCTAGTATTAAGGTCCTCCTCCTTTGTAATGGCATCCATCTGCTTTTGAATATCAGCCTGCTCTTTGTTAATCTGGATTATCTTAGCTCCAGTATTTTGTGCAGTATTGGAGAGGTTTAGCTGCCCATTAGAATCTACGGTGGCAATGATGTCATTAGGAGCAGAATACTTAGCAAGGACTGTAGGACTCTTATCCAGCTCCCCGGGCTTAAGCTTTGTAGGTTGAGCTGCAGGAGTAGAGGGAGAAGTACTCTGCGGAGCAGAAGAAGCAGGGGGAGAAGTAACCTCCCTTTCTTGTTGAGTGAGTTCTTGCAACTTAGCTTCTAAGACATTTTTCTCATTCTCTGCTCTAAGGGTTTTACCCTCCACGGATTGAAGTTGCTGATCCAGAGCTTGGCCTTTAGCAAGACTCTCCCTGATGTCAATACCCATTTTATCCGCTAGAATAGCAAGCATTGCTTGTTTAGTAGCTTCATCGGCCTGATTCAAATGCTCCTGAGTAATAGGTTGCTGCCTAATCTTCCCAGAAGAAGACCTACTAATTACCCTTCCCGGAATACTATTAGTAGATGGACCTGGAGGAGGAGTAGTCAATGCATTAACCAGTTGATTAAAAGCCTCATCTGTAATAGGTCCTTGCTGCTGAGGCTGGGAAATCTTCCCTGATACTGTACGTGCCATAATTCACCTCTTAGTTAGAGTACCAGTTAGAGCCACCGGAAAGCTGATTCCAGGAGTTAGCTGTGCCAATCCCTCTCAAGTCTCCACTATAGTTGGCAGCCACGGCATTATCCATGGGAGTAGCAGTTTTGGGATCCCAGCTAGCAGCAGGAGCACTAGATTGCCCAACGCTCGCAGTCTGCCCGCCCTGATAACCCCCATTGATAAGAGTAGTAGATTGTCCGGACTGATTCTGGGAACTGAATTGATTACTATCCGTAGAAAGGGTTCTCTTTACATTTGCCCCCTTAGCAGTACTTAAGGCATTAGTAAGGGCGGAAAGTATAATATTATCAGGACGAGAGAGATTCTCCAGCAGACTGCTAAGATTAGTCTGGATTCCTCCGTAAGCCTTAGCCTGCTCTGCTCCTAATGCACTAGCTGCGAGAGCTGAGTCATTAGCCAGATTACTAGCCAGCAAACCTTGCATAGAACTAGCTGAGGTTCCTGCACCCTCAATACTCTTGGCTATTGCAGGAGCATTAGCTTCCTGAGATTTTTTCAGATTAAGAGCCATCAATCCGCTAGCATCAGAGAAAGCTTGCTGTTTAGTATATTGCTGGAGCAGGTCCTGAACTACATTAGTAATAAGCCTCCTATCTGCAGCACTTTGTTTCTGATCTGCCGTACCTCCTCCAAGTAGCTGCTGAATCAGAGTATCTAGGGCCTTTTGATTATCAGGAGATAGAAGAGAGATATCCTCACTCGTAAAGGAAGAGCTATTTTGTTGACCACTTGCCGAGCCTGAGGAAGTCTGCTGCTGAGTGCTGGGAGCTTGCGATACTGTTCTATTAACTGCAGCACTAGTAGGATCGGGATATTTACTATCAGCCATCTTTATTACTCCTAACGTATACCGGAAATCCGGCCTGTAAATTCAATCGAGCGGAGGTCAAATTCCCCTCCCAGCGATATAGTATACCACTTTCCAGCATGAGCAGGATAGAGTCTTGCGAGTCCAACACCTGCAAAAATTTCCTCCTCATGGAACTCGGAATGGATACTCCTACTATCCAGGGAGGCGTCTATTCCAATAATTCCTGTGAAGGGTCTCCGAAAATGAACTTGCACCTCTTCTGGATACGTATAGCCCTGACGGGAAAACGCTAACTTTCCATAACGAATAAAGGAATCTGTACACCTAGAAGAGAAGAGCCTAACAGTTCCGTCACTTTTTAAAACACCTGAGTCCATGCCAAAATTTGTGTAACTGATAATTTGGTCATGATTACTGTTAATAGGACTGTAATCTACAAGAGCTGTATAAGTAGCCTTGCACTTTCCCCACTTTTGTAATCCTGTATCATAGACTAAGGCTCCATGATAATCAGGGAAGATGGGAGAAATAGTAGCGTCTTGGAGAAGGAACGTGGCTCCAGGAAAAGTTACATCCAGATGCTGAGGAAGTCTAGTTCCTTCCTGCAGTGAGAAGTCCGGAATAGAGATTACCTGGGCATTAGTTGGAAAGTCAAAGCCAAGCGGAGGATTCTCAGGGGTATAGATTCCCCAGTCTAGATTCTCCTGAGTTGCATACGTCTTAGATTCCATAGTGACAGGAGTTTCTGCTACTAGTAACTTATTCAAGGAACTCTTAAGAACTTTCCATAGTCCATATGGTACATCGGGATTCGAAGGATCCCCTCCTACTTGTAGTAAAGAAACGGATGCTAAGACCGTAGTAGATACCCTATATGTAGTAGCTAGAGGTTCAGGGACATGGTAATGAATAGTATAGTCAGTCCTACCAGGTCCATCGTACCATCCAATAGTAGTATGAGAATAAGTAAAGGTAAAGGTTGCATCATCACTGACCCTTCTTAATACTACATCAGGAAAGGATGATAAGTAGGTAGACTCTGCGTGGGCCTTCAGGGCTGCCCATTGACTCACCGTAACATTTAGATAGGCAGGAGTTAGGGTTAGCTGAAACTGTCCTATTGAAGCAAATGTAGAGTCATAGCTTACAGTTCCATAGGTCTCAAAGCCTGGAGTAGCAGCTCTGAGCGTAGAGCCTATAGCTACGTAATCTAAGCTACTAGGATCTACAGCCTTAACAAAGGTCCCCGCCCCTCCTTCGCCAAAGGTATATGCACTTCCTACTAGGTAAGTAAAGAGCATGGGAGCTGCGGTATAAGTCTCAGACTTGCGCTGTGTAACTTTAAGACCTATGTCAAAAGGGGTTTTATATTCCCATGTCGGAGTTCCGGTTCCTACCCCTAGAAAAGTTTCAACCGGGAATCCTACACTTTGCCTATAAGGCATTGTGATTAGGTCTGTATCTACGTTAGTAGTATTGGAAGGTCTTGCAGTCTCTGCCTGGGACTTTGTAGTATACTCCGTAGGAAGCAAAGTCTCTACAGTAGCCTCGGACATTATTACTTGAATATAATACTTCAACTGGTCCATAAGTAACTTAGTCTCAGACCACTCTCTAAGCTGCCTGGTCTTAAACTGCGCAAGTTGCCTATCAGCCAATCCGGTGCTGGGAGAGATGGTCCATCCCAAGTCTAGAAGAGAAGGAGTAGCATTGTTAATAGAAATAGGATTACTCAAAACTGCGGTATCCCTAGCGAGGATTAGATCCGCAGGAGTAATAAGGGGATCTGTATTATCAATGTAAACTGTCTCATCTTCGGGAGTGAGAGGGTCATCCAAGACATAGGGACTCATTGGACTTCTACGGGTCAGGGCCATCTTGCTACCAGAAGCCTGCCATTGGGTATAGAGACCTACTGAGGATCCTTGGAGGACCTGATTTATCAAGTCATCCTGAAAGGGAATTCCATTAATGGTTAGGGGTACATCTGCGGGATTAGTAAGCTCGAGTCCATTGAAGAGCAGTCGAATAGTCAGGGAACCTAGACTAACTACCTCAAAGCTTACATGACCACTAATATAAGCGGGGTCAATTACACTCAGAAACAAATATCTGCCTTGAAGGAAGCTCAGGTAAACAGGGTCCCTACTTTCTCGAAGGAAGTCATAGATACCTACGAAGATATCCTCAACTGTGTAATCTCCCTTAACTCTTTTAATTCCAGTATTGGTATAGGCAAAATGCTCCATATCAGTAGCACCTTGGCATACCTGCTTAGAAGTCCAAATGCCTGCCTGCTCGGAGATACTTTTAGCAGAGAAGAGGATACTACCAGTAGTATTAAATTGCGCTCCTACGATGTTCTTAGTACTATAGATGATAAAGCCACTACCAAAGGACTGGACGTGAACAATCCTGCCCAATACATCATTAAAGATTGCATTAGCAGCTAGGGTGATAATAGCAGGAGTAAAATCAGTGAAATCGAAAAGGCTACTCCACGAGACTGAGTTGGCCGAGTCCCAGAAACCCAGCCTACCATTGGCCCTGAAGATACCCATCTGCCCTGCCATATTTAAAAAACTAGGCACAAAGCTAGCAATAGTTACAGGACCGAAAGCAGTAGGAGTTAGCTTATAAACCGAGCCATTTCCTTGCCTATACATGTAAAGGACGTTCTCAATAACACAGTAAGTCCATGCTAGGTAAGAGCCAGGGCTAGGAACTGCAAGAGTTACTTTATGTACCCATGCCTCAGACGTTGACCCTCCTGAGTTTGTCCATATTCCATCCTCGCAGAGCGCGACAAGTACGTTTGAATAGTTTGCGAATTGATACAAAACCAAAGTATCACAACGACTGCCAAGAGCCGAGATATCCAAAGTAGCTGTCGTATCAAAATAGCTACGATACCCGTACAGAGTTGGGAGAAAGTTATATCCTTCATAAGCCACGATTGGAATAGTCCGCTCAGGGCTATCTTCCTGCCCGGTGGACATGAGGTTCTCATAGAACGCCTCCGGGTCCGTAATTACTGCACTTCTGGTTACATCTATGATTTGCGTCTTATTAGCCACTTCTTACCTCCGTGTAGTCTGCAACTCCAAGGCCAAACCTGCCCAAGGTTCTACAACTGTAATATACAAAATTCCAGTCCCACCTATAGCTACTGAATGAATAAAGTCCAGGACTGAGGGAGAGACCGTTACTAGGGTTCCCTTTGGCAGGAACATAGCCTCATCTAGAAAGGAAGAAGTAAGGGGAGCTGCCACATTTCCAAATCTCACTACACAGTCAATTGTGGAGTAGAGGACTACTGTCTCGTAGCCGGCAGGGATTCCCCCGGTAGTTGCATTCGTTCCAGAGATAGCCAGACCAAAGGCATATCGGGGACGGATAGTATCATTAGGAATTGCAGTACCATCAGCTGTAGCAAGTGGATATCGGTTTTTAACTGTCATAGCTCAGCATCCAAGTAAACTGTGTGTAGGCCAGCATCTCCACTAGAATTTACCTGGAGAATGAGGACATCTTTTGTAGTACCTGTAGAGGTAAAAGCTGCTGCATCCCCTAGAGTAATCGTAGGAATAGCTCTCATGTAAATAGGGATGGAGATAGGTGTGGTAGTCAAGTAGACCTGCAGTTCTTTGTAATATCTACCATCCTCTTGCGTTACAACTGCCAAAGACTTAGGGTCTACGATAGATACCAGAGCCCCATTATCTGTAACAGTGAAGAGCTGGACATGCACCTCATCTTCCGTAGCATTAGCAGTTCCCGTGAACACTGCTGCGAATTCTACGGCAAGTTGTTTAATGAGAGTGTACCCTAGAATTACAGGTCCGTAATACCACTGCCAAGAGGTTGAAGGAGTAGCATTGTTGTCGAACATGGCAGTCTGGCTTGTCCAAGTGCCAGCAAGATAGGAGGCTAATGAGTTGTCCGTATCCCTGCCTGTGGAGACTTTGATCTTAATGTAATTGATATTAGTTGAGGCACTTTTCTTCTTATGTCTAAAATATACAGTCTTTGTCTGATAAGCCCAGTTGAGGCTATCTTCTGTATCTAAGATCTGGACAATTCGGCACTGTGCTGTGCTGGTTCCGGAATATCTTTTAATGGCTATATAATCCATCCCATTGTCAGAGACTATCTCTGTTCTGAATCCTGAGGCTGAGCAGTAGCCATACCATCTTCTAGCATGTTGGGAATAGGGAGCACTCGTAGCTACATCCACACTTGCTTGAGTAGTCTTATTTCTGTCCTGGAAGCGACTGTTATAAACCATATTAGCAGCAGCCATATTAGGAGTCAGGGCTGCCCAAGTCCCATCGCCTCTCCAGTAGGTAGAGCTGCTGGCACCACTTCCACTATTCAGTCTGGCAACAGGCAAGTTCCCCTGCACATCAGTAGATAAATTTATATACGCCCAGTTCGGGTTATAGGTTCCATAACCTGACTTTAAGAACTGACTAGGAAGTCCCCCACCACTTAAAGAGGTAAAGGTGGAGGTGGAGTCTGCAACTAAGAGTGCCTTATTAGTAAAAGGACCATAGCTCCCAGCAGTAGGAGCCACCCACTCTACATTGTAGTCTACGGTATCAATCTTAGCTAGAACATCCCCAGCATTTCCCCCTATAGGAAGTTCCGGAGTTCCCCCTCCAGTGCCTACCTCATCTATGACCTTGCCACTGAATTTATTGAACATGGGAAACTCCTTTGATAAAGTCTACGGACTTCGTAAAAATGCCCAGCAATATAAGAGATAGTAGGAAGGCAAGGAAAGCCAGGATAGCATTTTTAGCAAGTGTTCGTTTAAGATCTTTAATGAAGTCTTCACTGTCCTTGCGGGCTTGTTCACGTATAATGTGCTCCTGCTTATGGTGATCGACGCCATAGGGAAAGGCTTTCAGGATCTCCTCTTGCTGAGCCAGAATCTTCTCCTGTTGTACTAGGATGTGATCCATTTTGTCTTCTACCGTAAGGCTATCATACCTTCTCCTGTCCATCATAGCGTAGACTTCCCATTCTTGTTAGTAGGTAACCTGATCCCTTAGGTCGTCGGTCATAATCGTAAGTAGATCCTCTCCCATGGCAAGGTGGAGTTTAGCTGAATTAGCATCCCCAATAAGGGCGAAAACCTCTCCAGCTGCCCTGTTGATAATACCATAGGGACAGATGTCGGTGAGCCAGAACGTATTTGCACCTGAGAGGACAGGAGGATGCTGATAATATCCTACCTCCAGGGAAGTAGCTAAAGAGTCTAGGAGGACAGTTAGGTCAGAGCCGATCATATAATAACAACCTGTCTGCTGAACACCTCCAGGGACAAATACATTTTGAGGATCAATGTACTTTAAGTATCTCAAATCCCCTGTAACCTTGACATATTTCCATTTACGGAAGCGAGTCAGTGGAACTACAAGAGAGGGAAGGTTAATGGTTTGGGAGTAAAGCCCAGGATCAAGAGGAATTGTTGCCTCCACCAGGTCCTGAGTAAACTCGGTTTTGAAAAGGGTTCTTGCTATAGCAGTGTTGATAGCATTGCCTACCTGAGCTACCTTATCAGGACGCTTTACTATAGCAAGAACTGCCTCGGACAGCTCAGTGAAGTTCATTTAGGACTCCCTGTTAAATATTTGAGGGCTGCATCGCTTGCGCGGCGCGGAATATAAGGTCCATGTCAGCCGCGTTGAAGGCGGCCATTTTCTGTTGCAGGTTGATTATCTGCCGCCAGTTTCTGCCGAATGTCGCCGAATCGTTCCAAAGTCGCTGACGCATTGCGCTTTGTGTGAGAGCTGCGGCATCCGCATCGTCGAGCTTTCCGGCTGCGAATAGTGCTTCGCGCAAGGCCCATCTGGACACCACGACAAGCTCTACAGGCTCTTCAGCCGGAATGTCATCCCCCGTTCTAACCTCAACAACACCCCTGGACACCCAGCGAATTACGCCTCCATTGATTTGCCGCGCCTCTGGAAGTGTGGCGCAATATATAATCACCATTACTTAACCACCTCCAAAACAGAAGCCAGCGGCAAATATAAGTGCTGCGCCGGGGACGGACAAAAGAGAAACACACTCACAGGCAGACTTGCAGCTAAATCCACCGGCAAACGAGCAACAGACGAGGCTGTGCCAACGTGGTCTATCCTATACTCCATACCTAGTATCTCGCTGCCATCGACCACAACAGTCATACTAAACACTCTATATGGCTCGTTTGACAGGTATGCTCGGCCGAACCTCTGAGTGCCAACGACCAAGTCCACATACTTATTGCTGCCAACAGTGCTGCCGTTCGAGAAACAATGAGCAGTAATTCTCGATCCGTTTTGTATGGCGCCTGCCGGGAGTACAATGCTTAAAGCGGCTGTAGCCGTTGTATACGCCGCCCCTCCATTTACAGACTCCCCTGAAAAGTTCGTCCCTGCTGTGCCTGCCGGAAGAGAGAATTGCACGCTGTCCTCAGACACGTACAGAAAGCCTGGATACCACCCGGCAATTAAGCTAGGGCAGCCGGGGAAAAAGAAGTCGCTTCCGGAATAAGTACCAGAAGGAATTCCGTGCGCGGTCGCTGTGACAGTAACAGTCAGTCCGACCCTTGTCGCCGTAGCCCCTGCCACTAACGAGGCTAGCAATCGCCCGACAGTAACGCCGGGGAATTTATAGATAATAGAAGCACCCCCTTCTACTACGGGGGTGCTTATAATACCCAGAGCACTACTACTGACAGGAACATCTCTGATCCCACCTCCTTGATTATATACATGTACAAAATCAGGCATAATTCTTAACTCCTAGATGTAAAAGAGCCCACTATTCAGGAAAGACCGGGAGTTAGTCTGTTGAATAGTGGGCGAAAATATTAGCCCGCGGCGCCAGCCGTAAGACCTTCGATGATTACACAGCCCCAAGGATTACGAATCTCAGCTGCGAATTCGGAAGTAAGGCTACCACCAACGCCATCAGTTCCGTTCTCGACAGTCTTACCACCCGTACCATATTCTTCAGTCTTAGCATTACGACCAGCCATGTAAGCCAGCTTAATAGAAGGAATATCAAGGATGATAAGACGACCGCCAGTCGGATTATAACCGTTTAGGAGACTATGCTCAAGCAGACGCAAGGTACCTTTATAGAGCTTAAAGTTCTGATAGTCCATACCGAACGTAGTGCTATCAGGAGTCAAGTTCGTAGTACCGTTCAGCTTGGCAATCTGGTTCATCACGTTAATTGCTGTTTCGTCACCGAAGGCGTAACGCATACGAGGATTACTCAGGTCCGTGGAATACTTGAAAGCCTTAGCTGCGTAACTCGTAAGTTCCGTCAAGTTGGTAGTAGCGTTCGCCGTCACATAGTTTGCGTTACTCGTATATTGGCGAACTGCATCAATGATGCCTTGGGTAGTGTGAATAGGCTGCGCACCGGAGGTATCCATCTTTGCCTGACCCCAGAGGAGTGCAGTCTCTTGGTCCAGGGTGTGCATAAAGCTACAATCCCGACGGTTCTCAGCCACGTTCTCAAAGCCACTTTCCATCATAGAAGCACGAGCGGTGTCTGTCAGTGCCCAAGCATTACGAAAGATTTGAGTGAAATTAGGAACATAGACAGTCGGGAACTGACGAGCACCAGGACGATTACTATTTTCCGCAGCAGCCGTACCAATCCGGATAATACGTTGGCCAGAAGTACCAGCAGAGTCTGCAACTCGGCCGAAGGCTTTAGTGACTGTAAGCGTATTACCAGCAACTGCAGTAATACGCATGTTCTCACGGGACGTTACGTTGTGGATCAGGTCACCTGCAGCAAGTCCGGAAGCATCAGCAACTGAAATAGTAGCAGCCGCAATTGCATAGTTCGCGGAAAGGGTAGTAGTCGTAAACTCCGCAGTCTTACTAAAGTAGCCATGGGTCGAAGATTTAGCAGTCGTAGTACCCATCATGGAACTCATACCCAAGATAGGGCTAGCTCCATTCGGGAACAGACGCATAAGTGTAGCAGCCAGACTCTTGGCAGCAAGCTCTGCAGGAAGGCCGGTACGGGGTTGGGTGTTAAAAACACCATTCATTAGTGCCATTATTTAAAACTCCTATTGCGTGAGGAAGGCTTCCCAGTCATCTACCTGGCCAGCTTGTTTGTTTTGCTGTTCCTGAGATTGCTGGGGAGTAATAGCAGCATGAATATCATTAAAGTAATTCATGGCCTGCTGGACAATTTCTGAGGGGTTAGCATCAGGAGAACTCTTAGCGAATTCCCGTGCAATACGAGCTACCTCTTGTTTCACCAAGGGATTTTTAAGGTTAGCCTGACTTGCCACTGCCTGATCCAGAAGGGAGGTTTTAACACTACTTTGCACTGCGCTTTTATCGTACTCACCCCTACGACCCATGTAGGTATCGGTAAGTTTCGTTCCATGGTCTAGGGCTGCTGCGTAAGCATTTCTATTCGTGTGTTGCATCAGTTCCATCAGAGCTTTTACATCTCCTCCGGAAGCCCTCTCCATCAGGTCTTGGGGAACCCCTTTCATGAAGTCCATCTGACTGGAGACTTTGCTAAGGGTTTCACTATCCAGATTGAAAGCTGGAGGACCTTCAGTTGTAACTTTAGCCGCATCCTCGAACATCTTAGAATAGACAGCCATTGGATCTGGAATCTCTACCTTCTCCGGGACTTGTTGCTGTTGCTGAACTGGTTGCTGTTGCTGTTGCTGTTGCTGCTGAGGGGCTTGTTCTGAGGCGCTTTTGCCCATAATAGCTGACATGAAACTCATGGCTCTACTCCGATATTTAGAAGGGTTGTAATTACTGATAGCCTACCAGATACTATTGAGTGTTGTTGCACCAATTTCTCTGCACTGCAATTTAGGGTGGAAACTCCTAT